GTGAACTTTGAGAGTTCATAACATATGTTGTTTACATTTATTCGTATGCATATTTCACTTTGTCAAGACCATCATATTTACGATTTCTGTTCCAGGTAGTATCACAATAACCGTAGCCGGTTCCACAATAACCACTGTCACTACAACATTCACCATCTTTGCATCTACCCACACCACCGTAAAAGACGGATGACGGACCACACCTACCAGATGATGATAGTTTAGAGGTACAACTGGCTGTTCTTTTTGTATATACATCTTCGCCGGTACAAGAACCAATAGCTTCTCTAGTCTGTGTAATAGTTGTATTATAATTAGAAATAGCACTTCCACCAGTACACTCACCTTCCCACTCTGTATGGTAACAGCACCCAATATCACTTTCTCTCTCTTTTGTTTTATCTGAACATGCACCAGTATCTTTACGTGTCTGTATAAGCTTTCCATTTGGACTGCATGTGTTAGTATCTTCCCATTCCGATAGATAACAAGATTGACCTTCCGGTAACGAAAAGTCTTGGGGGCAGTTTTCTTCGTTTGTGTATTGTGCCTTTTCTTTGCATCGGACTTTGTCATCAACTTTCATTTTAATTAACGAATAAGAATCCATCCCTTCCGACGATGATTGAAAATTACCCCGTCTAACAACTACATTACCGTGTTTAACAATATCATCAGCTGAAATAGGAGGACTCTGAGCGTGCCCGGGTCCATAATTTATAAGAGGAGACCAACCATAATTAATTTGAGTGGTAACACCGATTACACGCCAGTAGTAATACATGTCATCATATATTTCTTCATCATCAACATATGCTGTTATGCATTCATCCGTTTTAACATATTCGTAAGAACAACATTCAACTTCTCTTTCTTCTAGTTGTGTATTTTCACAATTTCCTATAAAAGATTGAATCTGTTTTATCTTTCCTTTTTTTTCGTCATTCTCATCTCTTACACATACTCCAGTATTTGACCAATTTTCAAACTTATAACACACGTCACTTTCACCTTCAAAATTGTCTATTTTAACTACATTTTCGTAATCGTCGTATATGATTTTTTCAACCTCATATTTATAAAATTGTATATTTTTTCGACCGTATAAATCATCAAACAATAGTTTTATAGTAATTTTATTGTTTCCAGGCTTCAAAACAACGTCATTCACCGTTAGGTTGACAGTTGAGCCATCTGTTCTATCTTCTAGGCTAGTTGTTTCAGCTGTGTATTCGGTTCCATTGGGTGTGACTACAACTACTATCCATTTTGTTACCATGGCAACCGTTCCGTCTCCATTTGTCCATGTTACGTCGATGGGGTGACTTTTGTATTCATATTTTTCACTTTTACTTTTATTAAAAAGTAAATATATCAACAAAAAGATTAAACACAATACAAATATATCCCCCCCTGTGATCATTACTATTAATTTATATTTTTTTGTGGAAAATCGAATCAATTAAACATATCATATTACCAAATAAAGCTACAAGTTTTATACGCTCTTCCATGTCCCCCATAATTTTAGTAAATTTTATTATTTACACGGTGAGCTCTGGGAGACCATCATCACTAGCCTCATCACACCAAAGTCTCTTTGGTGATTTGTAACACACATGTGTCACATTAGGATCAAATACATCACCATGCGTTTCGCAAAGAGGGCATGGTTGTGTCGGGACTTCACCAATCTTGTGAGTATGCTCTGGGTGAACCTTTGCAACTTTCTTGACTCTTTCTTTTACTTCAGTCTTTTTTACTTTTGGTGGTTTGTCTTTGTGTAAACGACAGTGTGTGCAGCCAGGTAATGCTCTGTTTCTGCAAGGTGTACCTTTCCCAGTAACGCCTTCGCATTGTGAGGTAGTCGTTGACGCAGCCTTGAGCCTGGTGATCTCTTCCTCTAAATTTTTGATAATTTCTCTGAGTTCTTCGACAGTTGACATTTATTATTTTTTAAACTTAAATTTTAAGTTAAAGACTATAACTTAGGTTACCAAAACCTGTTCACATCTAGTATTAAAGTAACACGCTTCATGTACCCCCTCTTGGTTACTTTGTGGTATCTTGAATGATCAAATAGTATTTCATGACCAGGGAAGTGTGTATGTCTTTTATTTGGTGTATGTAAAACACAATCTCTGCCACTTTTTATTGTTAAATGATATCTAAGTTGTGTATTACTTTCGGCTCTGTGAGGTGGTATACACATTGGGGCATCCATGACAGCAAAGACACCAGTTGTTTTATCCACACATGGTATTTCATCAATTATTTTTTGTATTTCTGGAAAATCACTAACTTTGTAATAATAATATTTTTTGTTTTTCTTGAACCATTTATCAAGTTTATGAAAATAATACTTTGGAACTTTGTCAACATTTTGTTCAAATATTGTTTTTATTGTTTCAAAATTTGCTTTTACTTTCCATAAACCTGGAAAATCATAAACGTTATAAAAACTTTTATACATAAATAAATCAATTATTGAATTTCTTATTCCAACAATTGGTCTCAAAGGATTAGAAAAATACAATGTGTCTATCGGTGGTTTCAGATAATCATAAAGTAATAAAATTATTGGAATCCACAGGAAAGACATTATTTTCTTATTCTATTATAAAAATGCCTGGATATAAACGCTCTGAAAAGTATGCCCCGTCTGTCTCAGAAAGTGTTGATAGTCTCGAAAAAAGATTTGTCATGCCCAAACTTACGTTAGTTCAACTCGTGATCTTGACTCTTATTTTGTACACTGCGTTCAGATACAAAAATTTCAACAAGCCGACACTCGCCATTCTGACTGTCGCCTTTGGTTTGTTTCACGTGTATGATCACCTCTTTCTCATAAAGCGTGGCAAGGAAGAAAAGTTCTTGGGTAAGAAAAGTGAAGGTTACTGCTCCATGTGCCAAAAATAATTTGTAAGTAAAATATAAGTATGCGAGTTAGAATTATTCGTAGTCCAGATTCGAAAAAGAAATTTAGAGCAATATTAGAAGATAATAGGACTGTTGATTTTGGTGCCAGAGGATATTCAGACTACACCAAACACAAGAATCCACTTAGAATGCGATTATACGTTCAGAGACATGGTGGGCGTATACCAGTAAGTATTCTCAAAGAGAAAAATGCTTCAAAAGTTCATAAACAAATGTTAAAAATTGAGAAAAGTGATAAGGAAGATTGGTCTATAAGAGGTATAGATACCGCTGGATTTTGGTCGAGATGGTATCTGTGGAGTTATCCCAACTTTCAAGATGTTAAACGATACATGCACTCACGTTTCGGAATAACTTTTACTCGTACCTAACACCAGCTCGTGTAGCTGCGTCATCAATTTCGTCAACCATCTCCCACGCCCATTTACATTCTTCTATATCACCATGTTCACAAATTGCATACGCTATATCAAGTGCTTCATGAAGTATCAATTTCAGACGCATTTGTCTGGGTGTAATTTGTTTTGTTTCCTTTACACATGGTGATATGTAAATTTGTTCAAGAGCGACACGTGTTATTTCGTTTTTCTTCATTTCGTAATACACCTCTTCACTTCTATGGGCGGCAACAATGTTTTTTCTAATACGTTTGGTACTGGGTACCCAATCATTGCTAAAATATCCAAACCTCTTGATAGTTCTCATTAAATATATTTGCAATAATATTTTTAAGACCATTTACTTCTTTCGATGAGTCTTCGTAATAAATAAGGTGTAAGTTCGTATAAGGAACCAAATGGTATATAAACATAATCTGGAAAATCATTATTCATACCAAGCAATTGTGCTATTTTATATCTTTTGTGTGGACACATTCTTGTATATTTGATATCATCTGCATTGTGTGTAGCTACAAGTGTGTGCACATTATCACTAGAATTGAGAGTTATTTCTAAAGCACGCCTGTATGATGCATCGACTTCTTCTTTTGTTTTGAATAAATTAAGTTGTTTTCCTATGTATGCCCCTCTTACAAGCTTAGCTCCTAATTGTATATCATTTCTTTGAGAAGTCAGTATGTCACTTTCTAATTCTTTTAATGCATCTTTTCTGTACATTTGATATGTTTTAAACACATTTAAATCATATTTATTAAATTCCAACATTAAGTCGTAACACGTCTTTGGATAGATAACTTCTTCAGCATCTATACAAACTTTAACACTATTTTTTATAGAATGTTGAATAATTTTTCTTATATGTGATTCAGCCCTGTGGGGTGATGTTTTTGATCCAAATGATGACATTTTCAAAGCAATCATTGAATTGGGAATGGTTGGTATTATTTTCATGTTAACATCACTCACATAGTTTGCATCTTCTAAGCTACAATTTTCACGAGCGTAATCTAATATAACTTTAGAACCGCATTTATTTACGTGTCTTACAATTTTAGTTAGTTCATGATTTAGAGCAGCATATCGTAGCATATCTTAAAGATGTAAAACATTTTTAATACATGAGTGAACACGAATTTAAGTGGAATGATTCTCCGGAACAACTGGGTAAATTTATACGTGAAATCGTGATTCCAAGACTAGACCAACTCGAAGAAGAAGTCTATTTATTAAGAAAACATACATGGCCATATGTACAAGCTAAAAAAGAAGTAAATCACATGGACGACCTGTATGCTAAGAGAGAATTTCTACACATACTGGACGATGATCAAGTGCGCGAACTACTTAATATAAAATCTAAACATTCGAAGACTGGGGGTGGTATGCAACTTTTAGAATATGATGCATTACACAAACTCAAAAACAATTTATGTTAAAAGAAATTATCCGTCCTGTACATTTGAACATTATAATCCCCTGATTTGCCTGTAACAGACACTGTTTCATTTCCATATAACTCCTGACATCCTATGTCATCCATACAATCTCGGTCTTGGTAAGATATGGGCAAAGGATAAATATTCTCACCGTTTGTGGTCGTATAGAAATGATATCTATCTCTACGACCACTGACTTCCTTACCGAAGAGGGGTAGGGTTTCGTCGTTGTCACCTAACAATACCCCCATCTGCTGTATGTGCCCGGGTTTGTATTCCTTTATAGGTGGATCTCTGTACTCCGGTGACTGATTTGCATAAGAAGTGACTTCTACTGGTACGGGTATGGGAATACCCACTTCAACCACACTGGAGTTATACCATTTATACACTATATAGGCAAGAAGGACAATGACAAGACTGTACAAAATCCTACTTTTTGTTTTGTTCTTCATTTATAATAAAGATGATATTAAAAAAATAAATTATAATTAAAGTATGAAGATACTGTCTATTGATATAGGGTATCATAACATGGCCTTGGTTTTGGCTGAGTGTGTCGGTGCCAAGATAAATGTAGAGTATATAAAGAAAGTAAGTCTAGAAGACTATAAACATATTTATTCAAATGACATCGTAGATTTAGTCCCTTTATTTGTAGATGACCATCATTACATATTTAAAGCAGCGGACAAAATCCTTATAGAAAGACAACCACCTGGCGGACTCACAAACATAGAAACTTTATTACATTATATGTTCAAGGATAGGGTCATACTTATATCACCTAATAGTATGCATACACACTTTGGTATGAGACATTTAACCTATGATCAAAGAAAAGAGAGAACTACTAAAATTGCAAGTAGACAT